TGTTTTTGTAATTCAATAACAGAAACACGAGATCCAAGCCTTTCAATAAGCCTGTCTTTCATGTTGCTGCCTGCGACATCGTTATCTGCAATGACAATTATATCATTGAAATACTTTTGAAGCAAGTCTACTTGTGCATTTGATATTGTTGCACCCAATGTTGCTACTGCAGGAAATCCAACCTGATCAAGCCTGATAGCATCAAACGAAGACTCCACTACATAAACTCTGCTTGAAGTCTTTACCCTATTTAAATTAAATAAGGTTTTACTTTTTGGAAGACCTGGAGTATTCTTAAACTCTTTGCCTTCAATAGATCTACCAACAAATCCAATTGGCAAGTTGTCTGGGCTGTGAACTGGAATAGTTACCATGTCCTGTTTTTCTGAATACCCTAAAGAAAACTTTGACCAAGAATTAGAGTTAATCTTTCTATACTTAAGATATTCTTTTGCTCTGTCAAAACTTAATAGATTGTTATGAAGTCTTTTTAATACTAACTCATCAAACAATGTAAACTCTGGCTTATGAACTAGTTGCTGGCTGATCTGTCTTTCTAGGTCTTGCTCTTGCTCTTTACTCTTAATAAATCTAACAGACTCAAAATATGTTCTACCAGAAGTGTGCATAACAAACTCTACTAAATCTGCAATCTTTCTACATGAAAAACAGAAAAAAGTTCCTTTTGTTTTATCTATTTCACCTGCTGGTGTATGGTGGTTATTGTGATAGGGGCAAAAAATTATATAGTCTGAATCTACTTCAGAGGCTACATCTATACCTGTTCCTGCGAGAATTCGTTTGATTTGCTCTTTTGTATATATATCGCCTTGTTTCCGTCTATTCCTGCTATCCATTCGCTTTTCCTTTTCCCTACATATATTCCGTATAATGTTATCTCAAATTCAAAATATTTTTTTGTCTCGTTAAAGTCTATAGTAAAATCTGGATCAATTTCAAATTTTGGAACATATCCAGACAGTCTCATTTCTGAGACTAGTAGTCTTATATATTCTCCTTTAAGCCTACCAATAGCAGAGTCATCGTGAATGACCCCGTTGAGGTTAAACTTTTTAATTGGTCTATGATGAAATTTTTCCACATTATATTATACCGTCTTATCTTCAAAATCCTTGTATCGATAGTAGCCCTTGTCAAAGTCACACTGGACTAGGAAATCTCCCATAAATCCATTACGATTTTTACGAAAAGCACATTCAATAATATCACTATTAGTTCCACGACCTAGGGCAAGCACCCAGTCAGCATCATAGGCAATCTGTCTAGACCAGGCAGTTTGTCCAAGTGTAGGCACTGTAGATAGGTCGTTGACATCGTCAGGTGTGGCAGATGAGATAGCAATAATTGGAACCTCGTCGCCAATAGCCATAAGTTTAAGTTCTCGTGAGAGGTTCTTCATTCTTACCGTTTCATTATCTGACTTCTGATTAGGACTCATCAACTGAAGGTAGTCAACAATTACGAAGTCTGGCTTATACTGATCTATCTTTCCACGAAGAACAGAAGGATTGATCTCGCCACCGTTATCATTTGAGATAATATGAAACTCTGGTTTACCCACAAGATTTTTAGCATGCCAAGACTTTAGCATATCTAACTCAATCTCTCCATTAGAGATCTTTCTGTGTGACCACAAGCCTTCACCCATAATTGTAAATACACGATTGCGAACCTCTGTCTCAGACATTTCAAGGGAAATTACCATTGGCGACTTGCCCTGCTTCCATGCTTGAACCGCAAAGTAAAGTGCAAGCCACGACTTTCCAATACCTGGATATGCAAGAAACACTCCTAGTTGTCCTGGCATAATTCCTGAAGGTAAGTAGTTGTCAAATCCTGGCAGTCCAGTTTTAATTCCTCTATGTCCAAGAGCCTGCTGCTCTTTAATGTTTTCAAAGTAAGCCACTGCTGATTCAAGATCTGTGACATCAATATCACGTATGTTTGATGTGTTCTTCTTTAACTCTGATGTTCTTGTAATTAGTTCGTCTAGTGCTTTTGGACCTTGACCTTGCTGAACCTCTGATGCTGCACCCCTAAGAATATCCTTTAGGCTATCATTTAAATATTCTGTTTGTAACTCTGAAAGATGATGTTTTGTGGACCCTATGCCCTTAACTGGCTCAAAGTCTCTAAACTTCTCTACAACAAGTGATGTTGGTGGGACTGCTCCATTATTTTCTGCATAAAGACGAATAAAATTCCAGATGTCGCTGTGAGTTCTTAGGAGAGAGTCTATGTTTGCCTGTAAAAGAACATGCAACTGCTTATCTTCTAGTAACGCTGAAATTAGTTTTGACTCTGTATTATTCATCTTCCCCCCAATAATAATTGATCGTATTCATACTATTTTTTCCTATGTGCTCTGATTGCGGTTCATCATCTATATTACCATAAAACCCAAAGGTTCTGCGTGGAAAATAACTTAAAAGTTTTTTACCAAATCTCATTTCCGATGTTGCTGTGTCAAGGTCTGCTGGATACTCTACTTCTAAAATGCTATTCATAAAAATATTTGGATGGTTTGCCCACATTGCAGAATGAATAACAAACTTATCTCTTTGTTCAATGGGCCAACCAGTCTTAACTAAAAATTCTACAACACTTTTATATCCTAACTCATTATAAAAGAAAGGCTTTCTAATTGTAGACAACTGCAACAGGTTGTTATTCTTTAATACATCTACCATATCTTCTAAGTCAAGGGACTTTAATAACTTCTGATCATCTTCAATCCAAAGAGTGAACTCAAACCCTGACTGCTTTAAATACTTAAAAGCAAAATTGTAGGCATAGTTTAATCCAAGATTACTATCTGATATCGCAACAACTTTATATTGTGGATATTTTTTAGATAGCATACTTCTGTAATCTGCATTACCAGAATCATCAAATATAATTCGAGCATACTCATCTATCTTAGACAAAGATTCCCAGGACGAGATTGTATCATCCAGATATTCTTCTCTTCCACATGTAAGAAATGCAACTACAAGATTATCCATTCAACCATTCCTTAGCCTTTTTGCGCCTCTCTGATCTGTCTTTATCATCTTGCTCTTTATCAAGCCTTGCCTGCAATATCTTTTCAGCATTGTATGCAAAATAGTTCCAAGACGGAGATTGAGAAACAGAAAAGTAATACTCCAATAAGTCGTAGCACTTGCTTATTCCATAAGATTCAATGAGAGCGTCAGACGCCCATTGTTCAACATTTAAATTAAGTGATGGCTTTTGCTCATACTTTGCAGTATGGTGTTTGCTGTAGCGTGAAAGCAAAGCCATTCGGTCTTTGCGTTCGGCCATTACTTTTCGTCAGCCTCCGCTTGTGCTTCTACAATTTTAGCAGTTAGTTTGTCTTCAACAAACTTGTAGACACGCTCAAAAGCCTGATCCGTATTTTCTCCATCACGCTTTGAGTCTACTACTCCTAGGTCAAGTCTAAGAGACTGAAAGTTTCCAAGATTGAGCGTGTATCCCAGAGTTACTGAGACCTTTGTATTATCGTTTTCCATTTACCCTCCAAGGGACTATTTGATTGATTCACTCCACACTGGAATAAATCTACCATCTTCTGTTCTCGTATATGTAAGTATACCGTCTCCCATTCGCCTTGTCAACTCTTGGCGTGAAGGAGTTATATCATTTGTTATTAAATTATCTTTTCTTGGTCTACCAATATGGTATGTAGCAAGTATATCACGAATCTGATGGACCTGGGATTCTGAATAATATGATCTTACTTGAAAGCCTCTTGCTCCACCTTTTTGAGATCCCGTTGGAAATGGAATGACTCCTCGTTTCATTAGTGATGGCATATACTTTTTATGACGATTAACTAAATCAGCAGTCTGACCTACAGTATAGGCTCGCTCTCTTTTATTTTTAAAATCAGAAACTAAACAACTTTCAATCTGATCTTTTGTGATATTGTAAACCGACATGATCCCATTAGACTTATTGAGATGATGCAAACGAACTAGGTCCCCATTTAAAAACCAGACTTTTTTATTGCCAGGAATTATAGGGGCGAGATTGTAACCTTCGCTCTCAATTGTTCCTTTTTTAGTAGCCATCTTCCCTCTTCAGAATCTACAGGTGGATTAAAAAATTTTCTATATCCACAAGACATACAGTATGTTTCTAGATGTATAGCAGAACTATGAGTTCTATCAACAAACATTCTTCCACGACACTTTATGCACTTTAACATTAGTTAGGTATACCAACTACGATTATGTTTAATCCAACAGACATCTTTCCAGTCTTATTAAATCTTACAATGCCCTCAACCTTGCTTGTTGTAACTCTTTTAATTACAACAGATACATCGTTTCCTTGGTCAGAATCTCCATTGTTGACTACTGTTGCCGTTACAATAGGGGCATACTTGAAGTCTACCTTAAAGTCATACGAGAATGGCTTTTCTTCGCTAGCAGTAATATTTGTATTATTGTAGATATCTATATATCCACCAATAATTCTAGACTCGGACACCTTTACATATTGTGGCCCTAAGTCTTTAGTATCTACAGTTACATACTTATATGTGGATGATGATGACTGAGAGGCCAAATCATTAATAGCATTTGCTAATTGATAAATGTAGGCAACGTCTAGCGGTTGCCCTCTTTCTGGTAGTGGAATTTTAGCCATAATATATTATACCATTACAGTGTCTGTATTCCAGACACGTATAGTCTTGCCCTTTCTGACTCTAATTTTGGATAAGTAGTTTTTTGAACCCATACCGCAAAATTTGTTGCTGTGGGTTTTACTATTCCAGAATAATATGGAGAATAGGCAGTATTTATATATTGCCAAGTTTGTTTATTATCATAACTTATATAAACATCAAATGAGATATCTGACTCATCTGGCTGCCAAACTAAATTAAATACCTTTGTGGACGGATCAAATGATAATACTGCGTCTACAATATTTTCTTTAGGTATGTAGATATTGTATATTGGAGACCAGTGGCTACTCTTATTTCCCTCTTCTTCAACAATCCTATACCTAATGTTATAAGAGTTTGTTGTTGAATTTCTAAAAGGAAGATCCTTTTTTAATATCTTAACCCTTTTAATAACCTCAGCCATCAAACAACATCCACAGCAAATCTAAATTCTAGATATGAAGTGGTTCCCTTTTCTTTTGTTATTGGCTGAGACCCAATGTTACTAATAACTGAATATCCACTGAGTCCATATAGTGGATTAAAACTTGTAACATTTTCTAATCTCATTGCATCCAAAGATATATAGAAGTTATCCGATAGCAGGCCATTCTTTTTTGTGCATCCATATATCTTTACAATAGAAACGTCTCCCCAGTTTGCACCAATGCTAGAGTGCAACTCGCTTAACTTTTTAGAAATTGAAAAATATCTGTTTTGTGTAAAATCATATTCTCCTGGATCTGTTCCATTATTCATAATGATTTCCATTCTAGACCATTCTCCTTGATCCTGAGTATCAGAATTAGAAAATTCAGCCATAAGAATAACTTGGTCTGGAAACTCATCATTTGTTGGATTTTTATTAACAACTGAAAAGGCTAATTTAATCTCATCTAATGGGGAGTTTTTGGTTAGATTAAAAGATGGATCTATATTGTGAATGTGTCCACCAGGAGTAGTTTCATTCACAACAATTCTTCCATCGCTACCAACACTTAGATTTGATAAGTTTCCAACAATCATCATTGCATCATTTAAAAATCTTGGCCTTTCGTATCTGGCAAGTCTGTCTTCATCATTAAACACTCTATCATCAGCATATGCCCTAAACACTGGACAGAACTGAGGAACAGTTTCACTTAAAATATTGTATTCTCCAAGGATTACATTGTCCTTATTGTCAGTATCTGAGTTATAGTCTAGTGGAGTCTCAATCAGCGGGATATCCTCTTTGCCCTCAGAGTTGTGATACTCCCATGTTTCTGATGTTGTAAATGAATAAAGCATTTTACTATCGAATGCGCCTGCTGCTGGGTTTGCCCCTGCTGAAAATACACCAACCTCTGTGATTTCATATCTTGGATCTGAAGGTATTTCTGTGGTAAAAACTATCTTCGATACTGGAACAACTACCTCGACACCGTCTACAGTAATTATTTGATTTTCTGTAATATATCCACGAGAAGTAATTTGCCACCTGTCCATCTCAAACTCTAGGGATGTTC